TTGATGTAATCTGGCCAGCGATTGCAGAGTACGCACAGATGTCTGCGTAACTGTCTGGGTGGTCTTTCGTAGTTTGAGTTCGCGAGATCTTGGTGAGGATAAGACAGATTGCGACTTCGTGTGGCTCAATGTTTTTGTCAAGATACACGCTCCAGAGTCGTGCGATCCGAATGTGATTAAGAGTTGAGTCGCCGTACTCGTTACCTCTGTCGGCGAGGAGCTGCTTAGCTTCATCGAGGATGTCACGCGCTTTCACTCTGACCAGAATGTGTGTCGAGCAACTGAGCGACCCAGTGCGTAGCCTTCTTCTTTACCTTCTTTGAATCCCATGCCATATCCAGCAGCTATGCCAACAACTAAAAACGCTAACATAACTAGATATAAATAAAGATCTGTGTTCATTTTAGCCCTTTCCATCAAGTGAACGATTCACTGATAAGGCTTAAGGTACAGGTTACCTAGGACTAAGCAAGCATCTTTTGATAACGAAATGGTAACAATTCTGCATCGTCCATGTGGTTATCGATGTCGCGCCTAAGCGGATTATCTAGGTCGTCCATACCTACGACCACCATAAGCGAAGGTTCCATCCTTTTCAATGTGAATTGTAGATACCTGGACACCCTTGGCATCTTCTTCAACGATCAAGAATGCCTGTTGCCAGTTCATTGTTCCTTTTGTGTAAGCAGCTTTACGGATGTCCATGAGATGTCCGCCCTCAAAGCCTCGCAGGATACGGCCTAATTTGCCCCCTGAGGCCTCTGTAAAGGCCGATTGACCAGCGCGGTGAGTGTGACCGCAGATCACGCTTAGCCCATGCCTACGGGCTGCTTCTAGGGCTGTAAGGCCAGGCGTAGGTTTGATGGCCTGTTCATCTCCATGCACTGCCACATAACCTTTAGCAATCGGAAATGGCTTCTTATGATAAGAGATCCCAAGTTCATCAAGCTTCATAAACTTTTCAAAACGAAGCTCTGGCAATGACAGGAATGCTGGGATTTTATTCATGATCACATTGTAAAGTCGGTCAGTGTGGTTAGACCTGATCATGTGGGCTTCTTTAGCATGCTGGGTCAGTTCCCATAGAACATCGACTGTCATGTCGCGATCACTAGCTAGGGTTTGTTCGTACCATCCTGGCTTGTTTTCTGTCCATCGGCTGATCTGTGGGAGATCGATTTCATCTCCGAGAGTAACGACAGCATCTGGCCGAAATACTTTAATAAACGAGGCGACATTCTTAACTGCTACTTCATCGTGATATGGGACTTGTAAGTCTGGAATTACGATGGTTCTTTTCATTAATCCTCATCATCGTCAGGATAGAAGTCTGGCATGTTGCTCGGATTATCGTTGATGCGCTTGGGCAGAATCCACTCTGGATATGAGAATGGATCCATAATCATTGACAGACATATATCGACAGGAAACCCAGCTTTGCGCAAAGCTTTGTAATACTCGTTAAGCCCAATGCAATAGGCTTCTAAGGGCGTATAACCTTGATCCTCTAATGCCTTTGCTTTGCGCGGAGCCATGGTTTATTTTAGCGTTCTAAAAGTATGTTGTAAATCTCATCGACTCGTGTGTTGAGTCGCTTGATCTCACTTAGAAGGTGTGTGATCACATAGCCAGCCAATCCACCGATTGTCACAAGCGTGGCAATATAGAGCTGAAAGAAGTCTGCTTGTGTCATTTTCTTCCAAGTTCATCTTTAGGATCCAAGTATCGCAATACTGGTGGAATGATTGATGCAAGGCCAGCAGCGATCAAAGCCTGTGGCTCGGATACACCAGCTGCGTACATTGAGATGACTGCAACCAAGAATGCTCTGCCCCACGATGCTGCAGCGTTTTTTAGATCTTTCATTGTGATCCCCCGATCATAGGTATTTGAAGAAACTCACCATTAAGGTCAGCCGCTTCCGTAAACGAGATATGCATGTGGTGATTATGTTTGTTGATGCCTGTGTATTTTCGCCACTTCCAGTTAAGGCGTGGGCTGGCAATTTTTCCGTCAAAGATGATGTATGAGATGCGCTTTGACTTATCAGACTTTGCAAAGATACGAATCTGATCCGCAAGATCTGGCATGAGGTCAGGTTTAGCTTTACCCGATAGATCTCGATCGACATCGATGGCATGAACCCAACCGCTAGCATTTGGAGAATGATCTGACTTACGCGCAGCGTGTCTACTATCGCCGATCCAACCATCGCTAGCTCGATCTCGATCTGGGAATGTGTCGTCAATCTGTTCTCTTAACTGGATTGCACACTTTGAAAGTCTTGGCTTCACTTATAGACCTAAAGCAGCCTTTAGATCATCAATTGACAATCCAACAGATGCTAGTTTTTCAGCAATAGTTGGCTCAGGCTTTACGATTGGTTTGTGAGCTGCTAAACCTGCTTCGGCTTCTGCTTTGGTTAAAGAGCCACCAATTACTAGTTTTTCGTCTCGAATATAAACTTCATCGCAACCCAATTCGGCTTTGAGTTGAACGCCATCAATAAATGCTGGAATCTCAAATTCGTAAAAATTCATGTTATGCCCCCAAGTAGATTGCTGAAAGAATGAACCACATGTTCACGGTTTCTGTTGCGCCTTGTTGGTAATACATTTCGATGTATTCGCCAGCACTCAAAGTTACAACTTCGCTAAATGTAAGAATAGGATCTCCATTACCACGAGCAAAGTCACCCTCACGGTTGCCCATACCTGTTAATTGAGAGCCGCCTTTGTATAATTTCAAAATACTATATGAACCTGGGCTACCCAGTGCGTTGTTCACATAACCACTGATTAAATACTTTCCACCTTTGCCAGTTGGAATGGTTAAACGAGTGTTATTTGTGGCGTTATCGTGAAAACCATCCGTATCAAAATTTTCAGCAGTTAAAGCAACTGCGAACGCTGTATTGGCTGTTATTGCAGTTGATACATTTGTGCGAGTAGCTGAGCAACCGACTAAAGCTGCCGCTCCACCGACTGCTACCCATGCTGAACCTGAATAGGTCATGATTGCATCTGTGCTCTTTAGATAGCACACATTGCCTTCTTGAGGGCTAGTTACAGCTGCATCGCGAGCAGCGGCATCTGCGAATGTCCAGACTCCCTGCATGAGGTATCCGTTAGTGTCTGCGGCTGTGAGAACATCACCTGTGGCGAATGTCTTGAAGCCTTGTCCTGCTGCCATTTGTTCCCCTTAGTATGAAAGTGTGTTAGTGCCTAGTATCCCATAATTTGTCCCAATTATGAACGAATCCAGGATAGGCTCTAGCGTGGTCAGAGTGGTCTTCCATGCACTCGGCCGAATATCGTGTGATACGCCGAATACCTGCAAAGTCTTAGTCAACGAGGATGAACCTGGTTGAGTCGTGGTTACTGTAATTGGATCAAAGAAGTCGAGATCTAGGGCAGCAGTGATGCCAGCATCGTAGTTTGTAGTGTAAAGATCTAGAGTTACTGCATCGCATCGGATCGATGTTTCTTGCCTAGAAGCCAAGAAAGCGCGTGCATTGTTAAGAGCTTCCGTATCCGTTTCCATTAAAAGGTTCTGCTCTTGATAAGAATGCAAGAAATATTTGTCGATCGATGCTTGGTTTAATGCAACTTGCGGGCTGCCACCAGTGCGGGTGACACTCACATTGTTAAACACCAGAGTATCGTCTAATTTCCATAAAGCGTTGTTGTAGGAGATCCCAGTGCCATTGTCATTGAAATCAACTGGAGTGCCAGCCACGCTAGATGAAGTGAGTTGACGGTCTTGGAAAACAACATTTCCAAATCCGTCCATATACAAAGAACCATATTCAGTGCTGGTGACTGTCTGCATTGCGCCTAATGCAGTTCTAAGAGTGCCAGGATCTGCTTGAACTGTAGTCTGTCCAGCATCGATGTCACGCATGCCTATAGGCCATCCAATAGCATCGAGCAGCTTTCCAATTCGAGTGCCACTCGTTTGACCCGCTGGGGTCGTCGCCACTGTTGTTATTTGTGCGTTTGCAAAAAGTCTAAAGCCATCGACCGCTTGAATGGTTGTATAAACGACTTCACCCACATCGCGAGGGGTAGTCGTATCGTAACTGGTGATGTAACCAGCAAAGATTGGGTAAGTAGTGCCATTCCAAGTTGCAGTAATGGTTACCTTACGCATTGGGGTCAAAAGTTGATAGTAGGGCGAGGCTGGGTTCATTGGGTTAAACGAGCCTTGCTGGTCAATAATGCGAAGGCTCATTGTGCCAGTCTGGAATACATCTGAAAGAGCTGTACGGCCGCGAGTAGTTTTTATCGAATCTACTAAATTGGAAACATCGACTGTGACTGCTGTGCTATCAGCAAGGGCATTAACTCCTATAACGCCTGAATCCAAAATCATTGGAGAGGCAAAGCCAGCACCAGTTGAAAAGTTAATGATTGCGTTGATTACTGGAATTGCCATGATCAACCGCCGTCAGTTACGACAGCACCAGGCTTAAATCGATTAGTGCCATTAGTATTGGAAAGAATTACCGCATCGCCGACTGCCTTAACAAACTCATCTTGCATAATCACTGAGCCATTGTTATTTACAATAATTTGAACAGGATTTTGAGTACCCCAACCAGCCGATGAACCTGGTGTTGTGGCCATAGGGTTAAACATTGAAGATGATCCTGTGACTGGAGTGCCATTTGTGGCTGCAACAGCAAGTGCATCAACAGTGGTTTGCGATTCTTTGACAGATGTGGCGGCTGCTTCAGCGGCTGCGAAAGCAGCTTCAGCAACATTTTCTACCTTGGATAAGATGTCATCGATGGTGTCATCGGGTTCAAATATACTGGTAATAGCGGCTGCTCGATCAGCAGCTTCTTTGTCGGCTTTTGCCTTATCCGCTGCTGCTTTCTCGGCGGCGGCTTTTTCGGCCGCTGCTTTTTCAGCTGCTGCTTTTGCGGCTGCTACTTTTTGATCGTAGTTGCGATCTGCATTTTGACCAGGATTGTAATCAACACCAGGGACTAAGCCAGGGACATCAGCCATGCTTTTGCCTAGTTTAGCAAGTGCTGCAATCGCTAGAGATAAACTACCTGCCCAACTAGCAAAAGGATCTTTCGCTTCTCCAATAGCCAAAAGATCGGCAGCGATCTCTGCATTCTTCTTCTGAATGTCTTCAAGTTTCTTTTGTAGAAGTTCAGCCTTTGTAGCGTCTTCATCCGCGATTGCTCGCAAAAGAAGTAAGCGAGTCTTTTCTTCTTCGCTAATCTTGCCTTTTAATGCAGCTTCTATTTGAATCTTTTCAAGGTTAAAAATGGATTGAGCCTTGGCAAGTTTAGCCGCATTAGCAGCGGCTGCTTTATCGGCTTTAATCTTTGCAGCGGCCGCCGCTTTGTCAGCTTTGATCTTTGCGTCAGCTGCTTTCTTAAGATAGATAGCATCGACATTGCGATTGATTGCGCCAAGATCCAGCATAGTGCCAGTGCTCATCTGGAAATTACCGATGGCTTTAGTTGTTTCTAGCAACTTATTGGCTTCTTTGTCAGCACCGCCAAAAGCATCGCCTAGTTTATCAATACTAATAGTTGCAGCAGTGATGGTGGCTACTAAAGCTGCACCATAAGCAATCGCACCTAATGGATTTAATACAGCGGCTTGAGCAATAGCAGTACCGACAGCAGTAGCGCGAAGTAATTTATAAGAAGCATTTAGAGCCTGAATGATCTTTTGAACAGCGGTAATACCAGCAATGACCTTGCTAGTAGTCCAGATTGCAGCAAAAGTTACAGCCAATGACTTTAGAAGTCCTAAGTTATCTCGAACCAAGCCACCTAAAGTCTTGAAAGCATTGCCAGCACTCTTACCAAAATCTAAGATCTTCTTTTGTAATTCATCAATGTTCTGACTGCCACTGGCAATCATCAAGCCATCGACTAAGCCTTTACCTAAGGATTCGCGTGCCATTTCAACTGAGGCTTTAATTCGGTTAAGACTAACAGCAAAAGTCTTTGAAGCGGCTTCTGATGCGCCACCATAAACTTCTAAAAACTTTAATTGGACATCAGTTGCAGACATGGTCTTTAGTTCAAGAGCTGAAAGCCCTAGGGCGTATTTCTTCAAACCTTTGTTATTGCCAGCCATAACATTTGCAATGTCGCTTGAAACAGTAACTAAATCAACAGTTGATCCAGCAGAAACATCTAAAGCGAGTTGAAGCAGCTCTTGAGCCTTAATCGCGTCACCAGTTGAAGTAACTAGTTTTTGAAAAGCTGGTCTAAGCTGTTCATCGAGCACGCCTGTAGCCAACTGAGTCTTATCGATCATGGCTTCCACGCTGGCTGTAAAGGTTTCTAAGCCTAGGTTTTTCAAGGTGTTGCCAAGCATTGCCGCTGCTTTTTCATCGGCTGCAAAAGCCTTCACAGAGCTTCCCATAAGGGCTGCAATACCGCCGCCTAGGGCTGCACGCTTAATGCTTTTAGCCAGATTATCAATGGCTTTCTCAGAAGCGGAAAAGGCTTTCTTGCCAGTAAATTGCGCGGCAATATCAATGACTATGTTACTCATCGCGTGGCCTTTCTCCATACAAATCCGCGTCTTTCAAAGTTCTCTGAAGCGCGTAAAATTGCTTTAATGACTGCATCGTTAGCTTTGCCGCCATCTTCTTTCCAGGCGCGAAAGATAGCGCGGCCTTTCATCTGACGGCCTCTACGACCAGCACCTGTTGCATAATTAGCATCAACTATCTGACCATGTTGATTCATGGCTTGAATAAATAATGAACCAGCTTCAGGGTTATTGCTCTTGCCATAATTCTTACCAGTGCTGGTAGTGAACTCATATCCGCTGCCGCTATAGGTAATCGTCTTTAATTGTTCACGACCGTCAGGATTTACACGACCAGCAGTTTCATAAATTGCACCAGCAGCACTCTTATTACGAATCTGTGCTAATGCTCGCCAACCTCGTGAGTTAGGCTTAGAAGGGCTAGTCTTGTATCCAATACCAGATTTAGCTTCAGCACTAGACCATTCAGGAAATCTACCTGTAGCTGATGACTTACCCCAGCCCGATAGCGGAGCCTCAGATGGAATGTATCCACGAGCAGTCGCTGCTATCGGAGCTAGGGCAGCCTTCATCTCTAGCTGTAATTGAAGTGCAAGATCAGGTGCAAAGTCGCGAAGGGCTTTACGCAATTCTATTGCGCCCTTTACTTCGACTGGCATCCTTGATCTCCTTATTTCGATCTTTCATTGCTTGCAATAAAGCCTTGAACATTCTCGAATCTAGTTCAAGTAAATCGTTAGGCGATAATCCAGTTTCTAAACTTAATCTTGCGATTAAGTAAGTAAATGAATCTCGCTCTATGACAAAGGGTCGTCGTCTAAAACTTCCACTTTAGATAGAGTATCTATGAACGCTGCTCCGAAAGGTTTAACTGTTTCACCAGTACCTTCAAAGCTGCGACGCAGACATTCCCAAGCCAAAAAGTAGACATCCGATTGCCGCTCTAGCTCTCTGAACGCACGATGAAAACCCATCTTTGCATGGTTCTCAAATGCGTATTCGATAGATGGCGTGATCTGATGCTCAGATACAGTGCCATCGGTTCTAGTGATCTTTAGCTTTGCCATTTGTTAGCCCTTTTCTTTAGTAGTTAGATTATGCCCAAGTACCAGTTGATGCTGGTTCTGTTTTTGAGTTACAGGTAAATGTAATGTCAATCATACCTTCATCAGCGACAGCGCCGTTAATGTCTGGAATGTTATCTACAATAATTGTGCCTGTATAGAGTTTGTTGGTAGCCGATACAGCAGCTGATGAATCTTGAATTGCTGCAAAAGCTACTGTTGTGCCATAAGCAGTCTGAAGAGTTGCTAGAACGCTTGCTGCTGCTGTGTCGTTCAAGAATGAAACTGTGATGGTGTCAGCTGACAATCCAGTCACGAATTTGTGTGCGGTATCGCCCATTGCGGAAACTTCGATGAGATCTGATTGACGATTAAGAGTAAAAGCAGTTACATGGTCAGAAAGATTAACTGTAGCAATCTTAAAACCGACCTTGTTATTTAGAAAAATTGCCATGATTATTCTTCTTCCTTTTTAGTAGTTACTGGCTTTGCTGGTGCATCTGTGATCTGACCAATCTTCTTCAAGAAGGCTAGATCCTCTGGTGTTAGGTCTGACATATTAACTCCAACTTGTTAGGATTGATACGGTAATCTCGCAGCTGAGCAGATCGCCTGATGCAGCGTTGAGAACTCTAGGGGCAGAAACACTGCCTACATTATAGGTCAAAGAACTAGCGGCGAGTAAATTAAACACTCTAACCAGGTTAGTTTCAATGCCATTGAGATTGCCTTCGTTATCGAAGAGGGGCACGACAATGAGCACCTTAAACGATGCCATTGGACTGATCGTATTACGCGCATTATTGCTTGGCGTAATATATGGATCATCTGGAGAAATAATTAAAGAATTTGCGAGAACTACACTTGGGGGAAACGCAAATGTGCTCCACAGTGAATTGTCAACTAAAGCTGTTGCCAGGGTAGTTCGAAGGGTTGAAATCGCGGCTGTCATTAGCCCACCATTGAGCGAGGGTCTAGCGCGTGCGCGATCAATCCTCTGACCTTAGCGAGCAGCTGTGCTGACATTCGGTAAGGTGAGGGCTGGAAATCTATTGAATTAGAGCCAGACAGTGTGCTGGTTCTTGCTTGCCAGATTTCAACAGCTATCATCAAAGCGGCATTCTGGATTGCTGCATCAGCAGTCCAGTCTATATAAGACTCTGGTGCAACAGTGCCATAAGGTTCAATCGGGTGATACTTAACTACCGTTGTGTGAGTAGTTACCATGCTGATTGAATAATCTCCAACAGCAGTAATAGTTTTAGTTCCAGCATATTTAGTGCCACAGTTGGCAATAGTTACTGACTGACCAACATAAAAAATGTTATTGACTGGGATATCAAAATAAAGAGTGCCAACGCCAACCACATTGCTATGAGCAATTGCAAATTGAGTTGGAGTCCAAAGCATTGGAAGTAAAACAACATCTGATGCGTCGCATACTTCTTGGAGTGTCGCGTCTGGGTACAGCGAGCCAACGCCTAGCACGCTCTTTAATTCAGCTACTGTGCAGAGTGACATTCCAATTCCTTTCTAAAGACCAAGAGGGGGCAAGGGCTATGCCCCCTCTCAGCGACTTAAGGTACTACTACGCTGTGAAGTTGAAGCGGCGTACACCAGCTCCAGCCTTGGCAACATAAATTGCCAAATACGCGTACATATTAATTTCAACTTCGCCTGTTGTTAAAACATTAACGCGAAGATTTGTAGTTGGGGATTCCCAAACATATACAGAATCTGGTGCAACTAGGAATGCTGACTCGTCAATAATTCCTGAAGTTGTGATGTTGTGATCGATTACTAGGTCTGTGCCTAGAACATTTCCGACAATGCTTGAACCTGAAGCATTACCTGAAGCATTGTAAGTTGCATTCTGTGCTGAATACAGCGCGCGGCCAGTGGTATCTGCGTATCCTTGGATCGCCGCCCATTGGTCAGTCGAGGCCACTAGCTTGCGAGCATAATCTCCGCCAGTACCCTTGTAGGCTGCTGCTGATTCTGTAGCAATGAATGACTGCAGACCAGCTGCAGTCGCTGCCACGCCAGTTGCTTGAACACCTGAAGATGTAAATGCTGCAATTAGTGCTGCATCTGTAGCCTTCTCATAGCCCTTGCGCATTTCATTTAGAAGCAAAGTTTCGAAGGCAGGATTTGAAAAATCGAGCAATTCAAATGAAACGCGGTTGATTGAGGAATACTTGCTTGCTGTGATTGTGTCGTAAGTTGAAGTCATTCCTGTTTCAGATGGTGCTGCACCTTCAGCAACTACTGCTGATGTTGGTGCTGTGCCCATCTTAGGAATAGTGAAGCTAAGTTGTGGAACAGTTCCAGCGCGTGTTACAGCATCAAATGCTGGACGGCCTGAGAATGTTGTTGTAATGAAGTTTGTTAAGTGTGCTGGCAAAGTTAGGCCAGTATTTGTAGAAGTCGAATCATCGGCAGCTTCTACGATGCGGCGTGAATCATTATCACCCATAGCAGCCTTGATTGATGCGCCTAGATATTGTGCAGATGTAATTGGGGCAGTGCGCTCGCGCACACTTGTTACTGCAACAGTTGGACGAGCAGCTTCAACCGCTGCTGCCTCTACTGGTGCTGCAACTGTCTCTGGAGTGTTCTCCACAGCTGTCTCGCTTTCTGTTGGTAGGGTTTCTTCTACGACTTCTGGAAGTTCTTCCGATGCCGCTATATCAGTCACCATTGCCGATTTGAATGCGGCCTCTGTGACTAAACTGACTTCGAATAATTTAGCAGCTGATACATACATAACGCCGCCCTTATTCTTTGCTGTGATTACTTCAACGCCTACTGAAAGTCCACTTACTAGACCTTCTTCAGCCATGATTAAACTTTGAGTTCCCTTTTCGCTTTTTGAAACAGCGAAGCTGGCATAAATGCCATCATTCGGTACAACATTAAATAAAGTTGCACGACCGCGAGGATCTTTATGATTATGTTGATTTAGTAACTTAATTTTCTTAGGATCTTCTGGAAGTTCAATTGAATTATTTTCGAATACAACTCGACCTGCTGAAGTGTTTCCAATTTCGCCTGTTCCCATTGGCACGATCTTGCCAGAGATAGTGCGCTCTTCTAAGTTAGCAGTTAAGTCTGCCGAAAAGGTTATGATTTGATTTGTCATTAGCTCATACCATTGTTTCCGTTAGGTGTTAGGTCTGTCATTTCCATTGCTTGATTCTGATCAATAAGACCGAGAGCTAAAAGTTTTTCAATCACTAATAGTTCATCGAGTGGGTTAGCGCGCAAGAATGATGCGTCTAAATCAAAGCGAATTTCGTTTCCTACAGCGGTGACATCATTCATGGAGAGCCTGTCCTCGATGGCAGAAATAAAAGGCTGCAAAGTTAGAGAAACAAACTGCTTACGAGAATCTAACAAATTACTATAAGTCATGCTGTTGTTAGCGTCAGCAGATAAATAGAACGCATCAATGTTGCAAAGTCTGGCCACTTGAGTGGCATAGTCTTGCTTGGCCTCGTTGTATAACATTTCTTTAGGTGAATATGAAACTGGGTTATAACTAAGAGTAGAAGTTAAGTAAGCAGTATTGCGCTGAGATCTAGCATTTTTCCAAGCTGCTAATAATCCTTGAACTTCTTTAGGATCCAGGTCAGCTCCCGAATTGGAAATATAACCCGTAGGCATTGGAGTGCTGGCCGCTACAGAACTTGCAATTTCTAAATCAAGAGCAGCGCGTAAAACTCTTGCACCAGTCGTCAGAATGCCATCATTTAATGATTGGAATGTTACAACATCATCGTTAGTATAAAATGTCTGATCAATGTAATAACCTTCAATTAAATGTCCGTCACCTGAATAGTAAGGTGTTACGCGAGTATTTGGGATCCATTCGAATGAAGCTGGACGGCCATCTTCTTGATAACGAGATTTAATAATCCATACTGACCAGCCATACATAAGCAATGAATCAACTGTGTAACTTATGGTAACTGATCGAGGTTGATTGATTGCAGGTTGATTTAACCAGACTGGTTTTCCTAATTCTTCACCAGTTGACTTGCGATACAACTCTAAAGGCATTGAAGCAATAGTTGCGCAAATTAAATTACGGGCGCGAGCAACTGCTGGAACTTCTAAAGCTAGCTCGCGAGTCATCGCCTGTGCTGGCACTAGCGAAGTTAAAACAGGGGTCGAAATAAGTTGAGGGGCGTATTGCGCTAAGATGTCCGTTTTAGTGGTTGTAGCATCAGTTTTGCGAAATAGACCCATAGCCTAAATGATAGCACAAACTAGACAAATTACTACTATATGTCAAGTTACAATTTGAGGTTTCGGAGCTGGCAACATTAACTTGGATACGGCCATTGCAACTCCAATAATTGCTGAAATGTCACCAGCTGACTTGCGCTTAATGATTCTCCAGGCTGAGTCATTAACTTTTGCGGCACAGTTGTTAAATTGCTGGATAAGATCCGCTTGCCCATTGTGAACAACCTTATTGGTTACCAATCCAGTCAATAGATCGCCACAGGCTTGATAGAACTGCTGACCTGATACATCTTCAGTCATTACTCCAGATTGTTTTAATCGATCGGCAATTGACTGGGTTGCATATTTGTCATAACAGACCATTCTAGGTCGATAGAGATCAGACCAGCCTTTAATAGCTACCGCAATCTTTAGATCATCGACTGCAACTTGAGAACTCCAAGTTTCCATGATCCCGATACCGATTCGGCCGTCAGGCAATATCTGGCCAGCAATAAGCGAAGCATTTCGTCTGCTAGGGCTTACATCAAAGGCAAAGACTGTATAAGCCCCTGGTGAGATCTCTAAAGTGCTGTCTGAGGTTTCTTCTAAGACTCCATGAGGCCAAGGTGACTGAAGGCTGTCAATCCACTGGCAAAGCGTTTCAGTTCGAGTTGTTTCAAGTGGAGCAGTGGCAATAGCTTCTTCAATCGACTCTCTGGTCACTGTCCAGCCAAGGGCAGGATTACTTGGCACTACCGCGTCACGCCAAAAGGCTTCGCTGGAAATATCAATCTTGCAATACTGTGGCGCGCTGTATTCGTAGTAGCCGAATGTTTCAGGTGGGTAATCCTTGGCACGCTCGACCAGGGAATTGAGCACAGTGCTAAAAGCATCACCAGCATTCGATGTCAAAAATGTCTGAGCGTTAGAACGGGCACGAGTTACTGGAATTGCGGCTTTGTATCCGTCTTCAGAGATTTCACGCACTTCATCAATCCATAAGAAGTCAGCAGTGCGGCCACGAGCTGAGTCGCGAGTATCTGATACTAGATCAAGGGTTGCACCATTGAGAAGCTCTATTCGCTCGCCACCATTGGCATAACGCACAGCCTTAGTCATGGCCTTAAGCTCTGGAGTTGATTCGATGATCCAGGCAATCTCTCGAAAGGTCATTAAGGCCGTTGCTCTGTTTGAAGACATGATTATATGCTTCATTTCGCCGCCGTAGAACATTCCCCAAATTACGCGGACTCTACCTAGGTGAGATTTTCCATTCTGCCTTGAAATTAGCAATAATGCTGTGCGCACTCGATATTGATCTTTCTTATCGACCATCATCATCTGTTTCAGCACAAATTCTTGATAAGGCATGAGCTTATCCATCTTAAGTCGCTCGACCATCTCAATAACTTCACCAGCTCTTGACTTGCCCTTTAGAAGTGGACTGTGAACCCTCGGTTCGGTTGCCCCTCGTAAGACTTTGACTGGCTTGGGTTTATTCGTCATTGATTCGGATTAGGTCGGATCTTAAAAGGACTGTCCAGGATCGGTTCGGACTGCATCGGGTATATACAGGCTGAAAAGGCAGGGGGGGTAGCCTTACTTGCTAAAAAAACGCCATCATTGAGCGTGCCCTTGCGTAGGTTGCATGGCTTACATAACACTCTTAGATTGTCTAAATCATGTGTCCCACCTGCCTTGCGTGGGATTATGTGATCGATGTGCATCTCACCCTCATCTGTGCCACATACCTGACATATTCTGCCATCACGATGAAACACCCTGTCACGCTGTAATCTGTAGCGTCTAGTGTTTAGCTTATCTAATGCCATGAGTGTTTCTTCCAATGATCTAGAGCTGCACAGAAGTCAGGCTCATCATACTCTGTTTCACCATATCGATTGATGACATAGCGTCTAGCCCAATCGTATTGTTCTTCAGGGCTAGCAGTAGCTAACCATTGTGATCTACCTTGAAGGAATCCATGATGACTACCATTCTTAGCATTGAAGTCCCAGTTACTCTCTTTAGTTGCAAGAGTATCTAAACACTTATAAGTCTTAACTGTTAAATGGCTTTGAATATATTCTTTAATCGTTAAAGGTTTAATCTCTTTTGCTTCTGCTTCTGTGGGTGCTGATTCATTTATGAATAGAGATACCCCGAAAGCTAACATCGCGGTCGCGAGCAACCGCGCACACGCGCTCGCTAGCGATTTATAGCGTAGCATCGATGTCAAATCCATAGCAAATCCTTTCTATAAATGCAGGTCAGAGGCTTAGTCTTGATTGCAATCATGACGCACTGTTATATCGAATGCACACATCTGGCAACCCATGGCTTCATAACAATAGGCGCACATATACTCAAACTGGATCTCATCGCAGCAAGTGAAATGAGCTGTTGAATCAGACTTTAACTTATAATCAAATGGCATTATTTATCCTTACCCCAGCCAGTACCTTTGAAGATCGCTGGCGTTGGCACTAAAACCCTGTTCATAGGTGTTGAGCAATGCAGTATTGGGTTACCTACCGCGCTCATTGGGTGATCGACCTCTTGGATCTCACCGCATAAGAAGCATTCATAATCATAAAGTGGCATTGTGATCCTTACATGTTTGACAATAATCTGTAGTTAGAATCCAGCAGCCACAGCCTTTGCATCGGCTTGGCTCTGTCTTCATATCTGGGTAATTGAGTTGATTGAGTAGCTGAACCAGATCTGAGAATCGGAGCATTGCTCCGTACTCCCCAGCATCTTCACCCTGCCCGTTGAATCTCATCACGACGATCGACAGCTTCCCATCTGCTCTCTTTCGTGTCTGATCCAGCCACTCCTTCGGTTGGAAGGCACTCCGCGCTTTAACCTCGATGTCGAACGGGATACCAGTTACATCACTGCCTTGCCTACCTGCCCCAGCACTGTCTGCATAAGGGAACCACTTTTTTAGGTACTCAGCGACGCACTTCTGAGTGCGGTAACCCCTGTGCTTACGATGCTGGGAAGCCATTATTACTCCTTAAAGTGTTGGTATTGAGCGCAGTTGCGGCAACAGAAAGAATGTTCAGCTTTAATGACCGCACTTGGCAAGATGAATCGCGAGCTTTAACGCCCAATACCGAAATCAATTTACAACCAAATCGGAGGGCATTGTTCTGCCCGATTCTTAGATGGACAGGTATAACCCTGGTAGGGCTTTCCCGTTTTTGAGGACACGCCGCTTTTCATAATCATAAAATCGTGTTGACATTTCGGAGCCTGTGGAACTTCTTTTGCATTAAGTTCATCAGCTAATAAGTTCATCGCTGAGTTGAGCGTAGGTGCACCCTCAACTTTTACGACTTCTTGGACATCTTTAGGGTTTTCTATTGTCCAGGCATCCGCTACTGGTTCTGGGAACTTCTGCTTAATAACAGGTAACTCGGTGGTTACTTTATTGGGTGTCCCCATTGATACTTTTTGCATTTCTTCTCTGGAAGGGCGTTTTCCCTTAGTAGCATAACCTGCATTCGCAAGTGCTCTGCCGATCGCGCTAGTTTCGCAGTTTTCAAGTGCACTAGTGGCATTAACGCCGCGATCAGAATCTTTCTCTTCAGCATACCCAGTCGAGTATGCGACTTGGTCGAGATAAGTGCGGTAGAGATAGGCTTTAATAATATATCGATGAGCTTCACATACTTCCAATTCCGTTGATATGCGTCCATCTGGGAACTCCTTCCAAAACATAGATAATCTTTCTTCAACAGGCTGATAATCAGCTAGGTTAAACGCCATGATCGATCTCCTCTTGCTTCACTAAAAACTCGGCTTGCTCGGTTAGAGGCCAGTGAGATCCATCTGGCCAGATTGACACCCACACAGCGCATGGCTGGCAGTAATGTCGGTTGATTCCTTTAGACTTAGCATGCTGACTTACCACAGTCCACACTGCAAAAGTCTTACCCTTGCCATTCGGGTGATCTTGACCCCAACGCATCTTGCAGTAATCACACCATTGACCAGGCTTAGCTTTAGTAACTGTCAAGGTCGTTCCAATCAGTTGATGTAATCTGGCCAGCGATTGCAGAGTACGCACAGATGTCTGCGTAACTGTCTGGGTGGTCTTTCGTAGTTTGAGTTCGCGAGATCTTGGTGAGGATAAGACAGATTGCGACTTCGTGTGGCTC